AATTGACTTATTAAAAATTTTTTGGTATAATAATATTATGAATAAAAAAGAATTAAAAGAAAAAGCAAAAAAGATAGCTAGAATAGAAATGGAAAGTCGGAATAAGGACAATAATCTTGAAGAGATTGATTCTAAAATTGAAAATATTATAGGCTCACTTTCCATAGAAGAATTATTCTAGTTAGATGAATATATAAGACAAGAACTAAAATGTTTTTGACTTTTTGGAAAATTTTTAATATAATATAATAAAATAATAAATGATTTAAAAAAAGGAGAAATTAAAAATGGGTAAGTTTAGTGAGAAGGCACTTCTAGTTAAGAAGTATGTAGAGGAACATGAATCAGAAGGTATTACAGCTAATGATATTGCTGAAGCACTTGGTTTGAGTGCAAAGAGTGTTAATGCAACTCTTACAGCTGCTTTTACAAATCACAAGGAAGAAACTGGTGAGGAAGTAGATGGTAAGAAAGTAAAGGAAGTAAAACCTCTTATGGTTCGTGTCCCTGGCGAAATTGAAGATACAGATAAAGATACTGGTAAGAAGATTCATAAGAGTGTCAAGTTTATCGAATTTACTGACTATGGCAGAACTTACGATTATGAAGCCTGATGAAAGGAATTGCCTGGGTTAAGTATTTAACCCAGGTGTTTTTGTAATGAATGAATTCGGTATAATTTTAATAATTTTTATTATAATTGGTTTTTTTTTGTTATAAGTGGTATTCGCTACGATCTTAGTAGATAAAGTTAAAGAAAAAAGAAATTTACTTACAAGATAGATAGGAAGCTATTTAGCAAGGATATACCACTAAGATAATAGAGGCTGAAAATCGGTTATCTTCAATAGAAGAAAAAATATAGCAAAAAGAACAACAATTTAATTAGAAATATAATTTTGAAGAATAGCAAATTCAATCTCGATTAAAAGATTACGAAAATTTAAAACGAAAAACAATAGACCAATAGTTAGAGTTTTTTAAACTAGAATGTAATCGACAAAAGGCTAAATATGAACAGAAATTAAGTTCGATTTAGCAAGAAGTTTAGGCGGCCGCCGCTTCACTTTAGACATTAAAGTAGACTCGCAAGGCCGCATACTAGGCTATTTTAAGATAGAAAGAGATTAAAAATAAAATAGATGATTATAGATTAGTTCCGTCAAATATTTAGCTTTCTGATATAAAAAAATTAGAAAAAGTTAAATTAGAATTAGCCAAACCTCGTATTTTATCTATGTTAATATGGCAGACATACTGGCAACCGCTTGCCAAAGTTAAATTCCCTGTTATTTTAAAAGATAAAACAAAAATGGGAATTTATAAAATAACAAACTCTCAAACGGGAGAATGTTATATTGGACAGGCGGTTGATATATATAAAAGATGGAACTAGCATTGCAAAGCAGGATTAGGAATTGATACTCCGCCTGGTAATAAACTTTATAAAGCAATGCAAGAACATGGTTTATAGAACTTTACTTTTGAAATTCCTTTAGAATGTAATCGAGATGAATTAAACGAAAAAGAAAAATATTTTATATCATTGTATCAAGCTGATACATATGGATATAATAGTAATATTGGAGTAAATAAATGATAGTTAAAGTATTTTAGAAAAATAATAATGGAAAAATAGAGTTTACTAAAAAAGAATTAGAAACTCTTTTAAATGAAGTCTATTGGTAGGGACGCAATGATGCTTATCATAATTGGACTTATACGACTACTCCTGCTTGGACTTGTAAAATTCCTAATTAGAGAACTCCAAATTATACAATTAATACACTTGAAAATATTACTACACCAATATCTGATAATATAAGGGTAATAAAAGATGAAATTTGAACAGACACGAGTTATGAATTTTGAAGGAGCATTTAGAGGATTACGTAATCCTCTTGAAAGCTGGAAAAAATCTGATAGTAGTTTTGGATTAGGAAATGTTAATGATACAAAAGATTGGGATATAGCGCATCTTTATTGTATTAAAAATAATATTTCTGTAGAAGACGGCGACCATTATGACCAAGAAGCAGATAAATATGCAGCTTGGTTAAGAAAAAATGGTATTATAAATTGGGAATTTGATAGAGGTTTATTTGAGTATGCATACCTTGGCCCAAAGGATTTAGATCTTGCTCAACGTATGATAAAAGCGGGGACTAGTGATAGAAAATTTTTACGTCAAATTTTTGTTTCTGTTGATATAACTGCTCCGTTATATTGGTATAAGGAATTTGATACCTACAAAGTAGGTACTGTTGCAAATAGTACCTCAACAATGCATAAATTAGCATCAACTCCTATTACAAAGGATTGCTTTGAAATAGATGACTATCAAGCTAATTTAAATGTATTTGATAATGAACCTTATAATATAGATAGTATTATAGATGATCATTTAGAAGATTTAATTGATGTTTGTGAAACATTACGTCAAAGATATAATGAAACAAAAGATAAAAGATATTGGAAAGAATTAATTCGTATTCTTCCTGAAGGATGGTTACAAACAAGAACTGTCACTCTTAATTATGAAATATTAAGAAATATATACTTTCAACGCCGTTATCATAAATTATCAGAATGGCATCAATTTTGTGAATGGATTGAGTCACTTCCATATGCAAAAGAATTAATTACTTATGAAGGATAATTTGAAAAATTTAAAAAATTATTATATAATAAATGTATAAAGAAATAAAGAGGTAAAAAAGAATGAAAAATAAGATGAATAGATAGGTTTTGGAAGGTAGACTTTATGATTTTGATTTAGCAAAGAAAGTAGTAAAGAATCAATCTTCAAATTATTTTGGACAGGAATTTTGGTCAGGAACTCTTCATATTGCAACTGATGAAGCAGGATTGAATGTTATTCCTGTACATTATACTTTCGTACTTCCTACTTTTGGAAGTGGTAAGCCAGACAGTAGATTTTCTGCTTTTGAAAAAATTGTAGCAGAAGAAAAAACTTGGTTGAAAGTCGGTAAGGATGAAGCTGAAAAGATTAGACTTACTCCTTCTGGAGATTTAAATGATTTTTATATGGTAAATGATGAGAGAATGGTATCTGCTCAGAGAAATGAAGGTGGTTTTATTACTTTCATTAAAGAGCTTTCTCCCGAAGGTTCTGCTAGAAATAAATTTACTTATGATATGGTTATTAATAAAGTAACTGTTGTAGAGCCTAAAGAAGGTACAGATGATGTTCTCCACGCAAGAATTCATGGTGTTATTTTTAATTTCAGAGAAGCAATTCTTCCTTGGGATATAATTGCTTATAATCCTAAGGCAATTGAATATTTCGAAGGTCTTGGAGTTTCTTCAAAAGATCCTGTTTATACTCAAGTTTGGGGAAGTGTAAGAAATACAACTGTAAAAGTAGAGAGAGAAATTGAAAATGCTTGGGGTGATCCGGTAATTGAATACTCTGAAAGAACTCGTAGAGAGTGGGTAATCGAAGGTTCTAAACCTCAGGTTTATGATTTTACAGAAGAGGATAGAGCAGAACTTCAGAAGAAAGTTGCTGATAGAAACGTACATCTTGAAGAAGTAAAGAGTTCTGCAATTGCATATGCTGAGAATCAGAAAAATGCAGTTGCCGCAGCTCCAACCCCTAATACAATGGCAGGTCCATTATCTAGTATTCCTGAGGGAGATTTTAACGACTTTTAATTAATAGGCAAGCGGGTAACCGCTTGCCATTTTAAACTATGAGTATGGAAAAAGAAAATAGTGAGGTATAAAAAATGGCAATTGATTTAATGAAAATTTAGCCCCATAAAGTAAGTAGAGATTTAAGTGGATATATTACATATCTTTACGGACCAGGTAAAATTGGCAAAACAACCTTTGGTTCACAAATGCCAAAACCGCTTCTTTTAGCTTTTGAAAAGGGATATAATGCAATTCCTAATATTTAGGCAGCAGATGTTTCCACTTGGTCTGAAATGAAACAGATTTTAAGACAATTAAAAAGACCAGAAGTAAAATAGAGATACCAGTCTATTATAGTAGATACTATTGATATTGCAGCGGCCGCATGTGAAAAATATATTATAGACCAGAATAATGTAGATACTTTAAACCAAATCCCTTACGGACAAGGTTGGGTACAAGTCAAAAGAGAACTTGAAAGTACTTTTAGAGCAGTTACTCAACTTGGTTATGCAGTTTTATTTATTTCACATGATAAAGATAAAACATTTAAAAGACAGGATGGAACAGAATATAATCAGGTAGTACCTACATTAAGTAATAGTTATAATGAAATAATTAAAAATATGGTTGATATATATGGTTATGCTCATCTTGTTGTAAAAGATGGAACTCCCGCGAGAGTTTTAACTTTACGTTCTTTTGATGGAACTATAGATTGTGGTTCTAGATTTAGATATATGCAACCTGAAATTAAATTTTCATATAATTCTTTAGTTGATGCTTTAAATAATGCAATAGATGAAGAGGCTAAAAGAGCTGGTAAAGAATTTATTACAGATGAAAGAAATACATCAACATCCTCTGAGGAACTTGATTTTGATGCTTTATATAAAGAATGTTCTGAATTAGTGAGATCTATCCCCCCAGAGAAAAAAGAATATTACCGTCCTAGAATTGAAGAAATTATTGGACGTAATTTAGGTAAAGGAAAAAAGATTTCACAAATTACAAGAAATCAAGTTGAGCAATTATCATTAATTGTATATGATTTAAGAGAACTTTTTG